CGTCTTCAATATACTCCTGACCAAACTCGTCTTCGCAAATCTCACAATTATAGCGAACTTTACTGCACCCAAGTCCTGGGATTAACCTGTCTTCTAAGTCTGCCGCAAGGCAGGTGTCGTACTCTTGACCATTGCATTGTATGTCATTAGTTAGAATACGCTCAAGTATGTTGGCCGCTACGCGGCCAACGTCGTCTTTTGGGTCATTATTCGTACGAGATACAGCCACGCTAGGTAGATTGCCGTACATCAAAGATTTTAAAGTGGTGATGTTGCTGTGGTAAAGGTTTAGACGGAACAGGTTGCCTACAAACGAGTCGTCTTGTCGGCGAATGTTGCCCCCGAGGAAACGCTGTACAACTTCTGTGCCTTGGCGATGAAAAGAGTTAAGCATTTTCTTGGATGCAATTAGCTCTTCGTCCCAATATTTGTACTGTCCAGCAGGTGTAGGTTTAAATTCTTTCCTGCTGTCTAAATTTCCGCCTTTGTCAGACATTTTATATCCTCGATTTTTGGAACTTACGCTGATTACCGCGCTCATTCTCTTTAAATAGCTGGTTTAGTGTGAACTTTTGCGGCTTCAACAGCGGCAGAGGGTCGTTAGCTTGATTTTCCTCACATTCTACCCTGTCTTGGCACACCAATGCAAGGTAACGGAAAGCATCAGCACCGTTACTCGACCAATCATGTAGTGGTGCATCACTAAATGACTTAGATAACTCATTATAGCGCCTTCGGTATGCTCTAAGTGCCTCTATTCCGTCATAGCACTTGTCGTTGTTTATATAAACCGAAGGTAGAATTTTACGTGCCGCATCAATACCATGTTGGCGGCTGAGGCGCGGCACTACCATCACAGGAAAGTCTTCGTCTAACATTTGTTCAACTGTACTGCGACCAGTCTGCAAAGTTTTGGCCACCGCATCATGCGGCAACCACAACTGTTCATATTGATACCCTTTGTCACGTAACATGTCTATGTAGTGCTGAAGTGGCTGGCCTTGGTTCTCATAATAATCTACTATGTTTACCCGCTTGCCCTTCGGCTCTTGCCAAAACCACCATGCACAACTATCACTATAGCCTAAATCACAAGAAACGTGTACTGGCAAAGTTGGGTCGTACCTTGCAACCTCACGATCTATTACCTTGCTGGCCTCCAGCTTTTCTATTATTGCACTATAGTACGTTCCTTTGACTGCCGCAAGAAAGTCGCACTCCATCTCTTGCTGGTACTCTTCTTCAGCCATCTGCGCCCGCATCTCGGTAAGCTCGTCATGGTCTATTAGGCCAGACTCACTAGCTTTTAGCGTCAAACTGTACCAGTTTGGGTCTTGCTTCGCGCGCTCGTGTATCTCGTAAAAATGGTTCTTGCCTTTGGGCGTGCCGATAAAGATAGCCCAGCCTTTACGGTCAACTAGGGTGGGGAGTACAACCTGACCCCACAAACTGGGGCGACTGTCGCCATATTCGTCTAGCACTGCGCCGTCTAGGTAAAGCCCCCGCAAAGCGTCTGGGTTGTCTGCACCGTACAGGGTTATCCAACTACCGTTAAAAAGTTCAACTCTAAGTTCAGACTCGCGAATCTTGACAATGGCATCACCGCCAAACTCTTTGAGGTATACCCACGCCACGTCTTTAGCTTGGCGATAAAACGGGGCGATGTACGCATATCTCGCATTCTTCTTGTTGGTATAGCTGGCTCGCGCAATCATCTCATTTATGGTGGCTACGGTTTTGCCGCCTCGCCTGTGAACTACAAGGCATGCCCAGCGCTGTTGTCTGCTGTGTAGCGGAAGGAATTGTTCTCTTGGTTCGTAGGCTAACTCTATCTCACTCATCTAATGGACTCTTAGGTAGTATGTGCTTGACAACAATATCTGTACTTTCACCAAGACTGCTTGTGCTTTGGCTCGGCAATAGTTTGGCGTACAGTTTGTAAAACTCCTTTGGGTTCTCGTCTGCCCAAAGTGCTAGGCGCGGAGTACCTCCGATTAGCTGAAACGCATTGTCAAATGCTTGCACTACCTGCGCCCTGTTGAAGTTAGCGCCGCGCGGTATACTTATCTTAGTAGTTCTGCGCTCGGCAATATCACGCATGGTGCTATCCCAGTCAGCTACCACCACCTCTGCATCTTCTGCTTGTTGTTGGCTGGCGTTGTATTCTTCCGCTGGAATAAACTCGGCAGGTGCGTCACTTATGTAGTCTGGCTTTTTGTCAGTCATTACTTACCTTTTGTTCTAGTGTATGCGGTTGGTATAGTTTAAACCACTGCTCTACGCCAGCTTGTTTGTTGTTCATCTGGTCTTTACCTACACCGCTACGGTTGGACATACGTTCGTATGCTAACCATCTATCTACCCATACTACCAGCAGAGTTGGGTTAAAGCCATACTTCTTAGACTCCCTAAGCCAAAATGATTTCTGTTTACGGGTGGGGGCGCAAGCTGTGATTACGCAATCTGTGTTGGTGGTGCGATACAACTTACCTGTTCCTAAGTCTTTGTCACATAGTGTGTGCTTAGGATAGAGGGTACGCGCCAGCGTCGACTTTCCGCTCCCAGGACTACCAGTTAGTATAATCAACTGTTTAGTTTGCATACATAGTGAATTTAAACTGCAAAATTTGAGAACGTGATGAGAGAGACTATACGCGGAATTTTTTTAAAAAGCAAATTTATTTTTACCTTACCATTTTGTAATGTACATTACAACTTTGTAACATTACAGTTTTGTAATAAAGTGTAACACTGTACATACATACAGTGTTACACAATGGTAATATTTACGCTTGCAATTGCGCTGGGTTTATAGTAGCAACTGGCATTTTAGCTGGTGCTACAATTAAAGGCTTTTTACCCATTTTTAAACCGTAGTTTGCAAATTGTGGGTTGTTAAACTGGGTAGCCATAAACGTGCGTAAATTGCCAAGGCTAACCGCCTTTGTGCCATTAGCGGTTAGCGTTTTAACCGCGGCCATTAGGCGGGCATTATGCCCAGCTTGCGCAACATATGTTGTTTTTGGGTTGTAAGTTACCAATGTATTGTTAGTTAATGTAGCCATAATTTTTTACCTATTTTTTAGTTTAATTGCCTGCTTGTTGTTAGCCAGTGGTAATATAGTACCAATACCCTATACACATAGTAAGTACATAAAAGTTCAACTTTTAATTTTATTTTGCACTATTATGTTATTGCTATGTATATGCTATGTGTGCTATAATAAAAGGTTTGATTTAGCTTAGCCTGTTCTGCTCATTTTTTACTCTGCTCATATTCTGCTCAGCTCTGTTCTGCTCTGTTCTGCTCAGCGGCGCGGGGGCGAGCACACTGAGATCTGCTCAGATATGATCTGTTCATATCGGAACGCATCGGAACTAAGCGAATCGGTAATCGTTGAATCGAGGAGAATCGGAGAGCTTGGGAACTGGGAAGTTCAAACCACTCGGTGGGAAAGAGCAAACTGAAAAACTCCCAAGATTTGTACATCTGTGGGAGGCATCACAGCGTGATTTTATCGGTTTACGTGGTGGGCATAAAACGCTCAGGTAACATAGGTAACATAGGTAGCATAGAAATCTTACTTTTTAGTGTATAAAAATAATAGTACTCTTTTTATACTGTAAACAGGACTTATTTTTTTCTGTGTAAAAACCATTTTTCTATGTTACCTATGTTACCTATGTTACCTTCTACAAAGATAGCCTTGTAAAACAGGGTCTTACTGCCCCCACTCAGGTAGCATAGGTAACATAGGACTATGCTACCTTTTTCACACTTTATTACACAGAATTAACAAGTGCCTAATTCTTAGTCATCAGGTAACATACCCTATGCTACCCTATGCTACCTCAGGCAAACGCACCTTCAACCAAGAGCAAGGCCAACATAGCACTCATTGCAATGGTAACAATCAGCCCTAAAATAGTAGCCATTGGGTCTACATAACGTGCGTTAAATAGATCTTCTTTTGGCACTGCGTGCCGTTTTTCTACGCGCTTAAACATATTCTAATACCCCATTTCACATGCAAAACAATCACAGTCGTATTGCGTAATTCTTACACCATGCTTGCAATATCCATGTGGCACACCTTGGCGATTTTCTAGGCAAGTGTCGCAGGTTGCGGCCTCGCCATAGTAATCTGTAGTGCCACACTTGGTGCTGACTTCTTTATGGCCGTAGCCATGCTCAACATAATAAGTAATTTGGTTATCACACATAATGATTTCTCCCGTTGAGGTAACTTTATTGCTACCATGTATACATAGTAGCAACAAGGCTGTTAGGAAGCAAGCAGTGGCGCTATTCTTTGCGCCTTAAAATGACCAAACCCAAGGGTCGCTACCATTCATGTACTGTTCACCTGCGGGGTTATCTACATGAAATTCAATAGCATTTTCCATTAGAAACTCGGCATATTCCTTTGTGCATTCTTCGAGTTTTGCACACCAAGTTGAATAATCGCACCAGTCTGTAGGAAACTCTTTCCAGCTAATGTCATTGTTGCCTTCAGTGTAGGCGGCAACTGCGCCTATCGCATCTTGCAATCGCTCAGTGCCTTCAACAATGTAGGTGTTCCCACCTTTAAGTTTCCAGTAGGCGTTGCCATCTTCCCACTTACCATTATCTGCATGAGCACCGTAGTTTTCTAGGTGCTGTGTTTCAATAACAAATTTCATAACATTACCTTTTTTGTGGAAGTTGCAATACAATTTCGTAGAAGCAATCTACGCCCATAGTTTCTATAAGATACTGCCTGTGGCCAATGTAAATCCAATGCTGGCGCTGTTCAGTTGCAGTTAGTGGGTTCAGGCTAGCGCAGTTTTCGTGCATGTATTCCTGCACAGCGTTGTGGTTCAGCGCATAGTTGTACCAATAATCTGTAACTGGCAAGCTAAGCTCAGCAATAATATTATCGTGGCCTTTGTGTTCTAGCCAGCTTTGCTCAACTAAGCCATGGTAAAGTTCGCTAAGTGGCCATGTCGGCGCACCTGCGGTTAGCTCTGTAGTGTTAAACACTTGGAAGCTGTTTTCTACGAGGTTGGGATCGTTAATACATAACGCCCCGATTTTGGTTGGTTTAAACATAATGATTTCCCCATTGAGGTAGCCTAATTGCTACGTATACATAGTAGCAACAGGCTTGCTCAGATGCAACAACTGATTAGTAACTAAACACTCCGCGCATTACACTGACAAAGTAATCGTGCTTACCTTTCAGGCTCTGCAAAACCAGTTGTTCATGGTCATTATAGACATAATATCCCATGCCTTTTTTCTCAACATTAAAGCCAGCCTTTCTCATATCGGCCAGCACCTTCTGCATCGTAGGCTTTGACCATAGTTTGGTTTCGTAATTGCTTTTCATAACATTTCTCCGCAGTAAAAAATGGGGCGCGAGCGCCCCCAAGGATAGTGTATGGCTACACTCTTACTAAGGCAGGTACTTTTCGGTTTTGCAAGTACCCGATAAAGTCGTGGTGGGTTTGGTCTTCCTTAACAAAATGCGTTTTCAACGCGTCGCACAGTTGCACATGGCTCGCTTTGCCTTTGCCCTTGTGGATTGCATCCTGCACTTTTTCCCAAGCAACCGCATTATGCTCAACACGCGGTGCGTAATTCCCAGGACCGATTTTGTACATTAATTCGGTTGGCTTTTTAACTTCGGCAACTGCCGCCTTCTTTTTTGTAGTACTCATAACATTTACCTCACTTAAAGGTTATCTACCCCATGTAGCAACCTTATATACATAGTAGCAACGGGTTTAATCAGATGCAACAAAAGAATGTCGTCTGATTGCATTCTTTTTATTGCATAAAATCAGGGACATCACGCATTTTCCACTTGCCAATGTGTGACTTTTCGTTGCGGTAATAATCACGGTAACTTTGAATCGGACAATCACACTTGTACTCATCTGGCATAGCCAGTGCGTGTGGAGTGCCGCCGAAAGGAATGCCTTCTGGTGCGCCAAACAACTGACCAATATAGCTCGCACATTTATGGACTTTGCCGTACCGATAGGTGTACTCATCGGTTAAGGCTATCAACAGTGAGTGTAAGTATCCATAGTTGGCCTGTGATTCACGCGCCCATACAGCACAAGGATGATGCTGATGCGTAGTTTTGTAAGGACCACGATCACTACCGAGCATATTGTGAGCAGTACTCAGCAATTGGGTGTACTCAAGTATCATTTTAACAACGTGCTTGTCGCAATGATACTGAGCATTGGTGGTAAGGTCTTTGTCAAGTATAAATATATTCACTCATACACCTCACAGCTTTCACAGTAACCTGCATAGATATCATCAATGCCAGAACCATGGCATGAGTTACACACACCACGATCGTACATCTGGTCACCACAACCACCGCAATCGGAGCAAGCTACCTGCTCCATTGCATCACCGCAGTGTGGGCAATCTTTACCACCGCTGGACATTTTCGTGTGTTTTAACATCAGCACGCACCTCCGCATCAGACCAGTCGTGGTCTGTATTGGCTACAATCCAGTAGCGGCCATGATGCTTGGGTCTAATGCGTATAACGCGACCGTCATTATGCCGTCGGTAGCCACCTAGCTTGAGAGCATGGGCTAACTGTATAAGATCACTGTGGGTGGGGTCTTGGTCAAAAAGAACCCACCAAAGCTCAGACGCAGTGAAAACACTGCGCTGTAACTTGTCTTTGTACAAAACAGAGGGCAGTCTTTCGACTGCCTTGTCGTACATGTTGAGAAACAACTTTTTCTGTTGCATAAATTACTCCGAAGGCTGGTGTGTAATCAGGGTATACTTGCTTTCTAGGTCGGCAAGTCGGTTAAGGCAATCTTGGTAGCTAGCCGCCGCGTCTTTGCGGCTGTCTTCGCACATTTTTAAGCCAGCTTTGACAAGCCACAGGTTGTGCTGTTCAATGTCAAGCTGTATTTCCTGTATAAACAGGTAGTTATCGCCAGTACACCAGTAATGACCATCACTGTAGGCTTTTTCACAACGTAGGCTGTAGCCCTCGTTGGCATACTTATCAACTTCAAGGAAAAGACCGTAGGTTTCCATCTTGTTACTCCTATATGTGTTGGGTGACCCCATGCCAGCCAACACATATATAGTAGCAACATATTTAATTAGATACAATA